AAAATATATATATATTTTACTAACTATTTTTAAAGAAACACTCTTTTAATGCTTTCTAAACTTCTCTACATATTAAGTAAAGTGACATTTAATTAAAGAAAAAATTACTTCGTGTAAATTTCACGTTAGTTAACTAGATTATTTAGCACAAACTCATCGCCGACTACAACACATGACGTTTCTCAGCATAAAAAACACCACATATGAGTGGTGTAAGTTAATACATTCTATGGAAATTAAAATATTAATAATGTTGCCATTCAATATGAGTTATTTTTGTTCGTTTAGTTCTATTATAAATACTTGCCTCATTAATTTGATACATAGTTGCAGGTACATAATAATGTTGAGAACGATCCAACTTCAATCCTATTAACATATTAATATTATTATAGTAATCTATAAACACAACTGATAAATGTTGAGGATTTTTATTTTTTTCTTTAGGAATAACGCATAGTCTTACTTCTTTTTTAATAAAACATTTATGTAGAAAATTATAGTTAAGTAACCTATTTCGAATTTCTCCAAAATTATGATGTTTCTTTATATCTTTTATGGTTAACTTACCCTCTAAAATATTTTGTAATGTTTTAGTAGCGTTATTATTTTGAACTTTATGCAAACCTAATAAGTGATGTATATTTCTTTTGTTAAATCTTATTTCTATCTCTTTTAATTTATCATAAGTTGTAGTAATTATTAATTTTTGTCTTGTGAAATTTTCAATATAATCTGAAAGTAACATTTGTAAATCAATATCATTTATATTATCTATTTTATAAAAATTATCCATTTAACAAATGCTCTCCCTATATATTGTAAAAAAATAGCCCCACATTAGTAGGGCTTATGTACTGAGTGGTGGGCAAAAAGGGTATCAATTGCCAAGATTAGTGTTAGGTTACGAGGCCACCTAACAGGCTATATAGCCCACTCCAACTATATACTATAGACGCAATACATGTACATGGAAGAAAGAACAGAATGATAGTTAAGCTTTCTTCAAAAATAAGTATAATACTTTTTATGCTTTTTGTAAAAAATTTTTACACTGAATAATAAATCTTTATGTTAATCATTTAACCTTTTATTTTAATCAGTTAAGAACAAAAATATGACACTTGAGCAATATACCTCAATATTGACTAGCCATTTGTCATTATAAATGTGAAGGGAAGTTTTGTTATGTTAGAGTCAAATCTATCAATAATTGCTAGTGTTTCAACAATATTAGTATCTATTGTTTCCATCTTTTTAAAAAAACATTCAAATAATAACAATCAAAAAATTGAAGGGAACAATAATAACGTTAATAATGAACAAAATATTACATATAACGAAAACAATTCATATAACGATATTAAAGATTTAATGAAATCTCAAAGCAACGAAAATGAAATTTTGAGCTCGATACTTTTTGGTGTCGCTTTGTTAGTATCAATTACTATATTCATTAAATATAACCACTGGATAATAAGTTTTTCTTGTATACTCACTTTATTAACTAGCATCTTTATCTCCATTAGGTTAAAGAAGTATCATTTATCTATGAAAAGTTTTGGGTTTTATACGGTTAAGTATACTTTACTTTCCATAATTTTATTTACTGGATTAATCTATAATCCAACATTAGTTGCAAACCTGGAGAAAATTCTTCCACCAATTGATAAAAGTAATTCTATTCCATTTATTACTTCAATTTTAACTATGTCAAAAGCTACATTCATGTATTTTAAAAGTATAGGATTTCTTAGTTATGACTTTTTGGTTATAATTTTTCGTTTTCTTTCATTAGTATTAATCTATCTTACACTCTATCGCGATATTGAAAAGAAAAGTTTTCTGAAAAAAACATTAAAACTTTATAAAGATAAATGGAATTTATTCTTTTCATACTTTTCTTTGATAATTTTACTTTGTATTATTTTATATCTAATGCATTTTGAATATTTTCAATTATTTTCCAGAGGAATACTAAATCAATTGTTGGATTGGTTAAATTTATCTCATAAATAAAATTTATCCAAAACTATCAATCAACGTCTTTTTATTATAAACAAGTGCCAAACCTATATGGCTTGGCACTTTATTTATTCCTCAAATCTCCCTATTATTATCAATATGGAAATTAGTATTGGGATGTTACTTACCCAACTTTTCTATATCTCTCTCATTCTTTTTCTTCATCTTCTTCAATACCATCTATAAACACTGGTGTAGCTACATTCAAGTCTACTTTCTCAGTAAATAAGCTATGGTATCTGCCAAGCAAATCACGAGCTTTCATACGATCACTAGGCTTGATAGGAACATCTACTGTTTCCACGTGTTCATTATATACGAGATTCATTCTTCCGGTATCTGGGTTACGTTCAAATGTACCTTTCTTTACTACAGCTTCTTTAATTTCCGTTTCGTCGCCCACTGCAGCTTGAGTTAATAGATAGAGTAACTCTTTGGCTGATAAAATAGTATCGTCCATAATCTCGTCTTTCTTACTTTTAATATATTCGTCCACTTTCTCTTTGCGTAATAACCTACTACCAGTTACATGTGCACTATTTGGGCTATATCCTGCCTTTATAGCGCTTTGAGTAACGTTGAGTGTCTTTATATACTCATTCGCAAATCGCTCTTGCTTTGGCGTTAATTTGTCCATTGAATCACGCTCCTTGTTTTATTATTTTATTTAGTAAACCATCAAATAACTGTTGCACTCTGGATTGGGTAATTTCTAGTATTTTAGCTATATCACCAAATGTGCGTCCATTACATAGCAACATAAAAATATTGTATTCTCTAAAATCTGCAATACGATCAACCAGGATATCTAGGTCATTCATAAATATATGTTCATCTGCATTAATTGTTTGATATGCATATTCTTCTACATCATCATTTAGCGTAAAGAAATCATTAGTTGATACGTCCTTATAATCATCATCCACATTATTATGGTAGTTTAATATAAAGTCTTTCAGTGTCTCCTTATCACCAACAAACATAATCACACCACCATTGTATGTTGTGGCTCACTAGCCTTTGTTAAAGGCTTATCATGATTAATGTTGTATAAATCTACCTGCAAACGTTCAATAAGCTCATGTGACTTGATACGTCCATGTGATTGCATATATCTAACAACCTGCCGTTGCTCTTCTTGTGAATAGGTATTGAGTATTTGTTTTAATAAATACAATCGCATTACTGAATCATCTTTAAAACGTTTCAAATTATCTTTAGTTTCACTGATCCATATCACTAAATTATCAACGGGATAAGATATAGAAATAACACCCATAATATCGTCACATGTTGTTATTGAAGTACTTAAGTGATACATTTCATCAATATGTGACTTTGCTGTCTTAATTTTAGAATTAATATATTTAGGATTATATTTTGTTAATAACTCATATTCAGATATCTTTGTTTGTTGATATGATTCATTAGTACGTTCCTGCACGATAATACCCCCAATAATATAGAATGAGCCTACCCAATTAAGGATAGGCGCTAGTTAGTTTTATTTGTTATAAACGTATTGTTTTTTATATTGAGCTTGTTGTCTTGCACCATCTTTTTTAGCTTTAGCATATTTTAATTGATCATTGTATCTATCTGCTAATGGCTTAATAACCACGTAACCATCATCATCTTTTGTGATGACTGAACCATTATTTGCCATGCCAATTTGTCTCAACACATTGAACTGGTAAGCTAGATTGTCATGTTCTTCATTGTTCTCAAATGGATATAACACGGCTTGCTTTAATGCTGTTAGAGAGAATGACACTTGACTTTGTTCGCTTTCAGATAAACGTTGGTCAAACGCTTTCTGTAATAAACTTAATTCAAATACGTCTGTTTTTTCTGCATCAGCTTCTCTGATATAATCCATAATTTCTGAATTGCTGTAGAATGACAATCTCGCCTCTAAATTTTGACGTTTGATTAATTCAGATTGTGGGTCTGCCACATCATCTTTTGTTAACTCTTCTTCGATTTCATCCATACGTGCTTCAATACGTTTCAATTTGTCACTAGCAAATTGTTTGAATTCATTTTCAATTTGAGTTACTTTCGGTTTTTGTTGTTCATCAATGATATCCATTCTATATCCACGTTGGTACATAATGAACGTTTCTTCTAAAAATTGATCTACTTTATCTAATAAATCCTTATATTTTCTATCGTTAAATAATACATCGTATGCACTTCCAGTTTTCATTGTCATATATATACCTCTTTCTTTTCAATTTTTTATACTTCGATTTCTTCTAATGCTTTTAATCGTGTCTGTGCACCTAACACTTGGCGTTTAACACTATAGATTGCTTGTTGTTTATCTTCTTTATTTCTAATGATGTAATAACCCCTAGCATCTTTCTTATAGCTATAACCTACTGGATATTGATAGTTAATAATTAAACTAGTAATAACTTGTGTAAGCCATCTATCATTAACTTTATTTAGGGTATAACCTAGTTGATTCAATATCTTAGTCTTAGTTACATACTTTTCATTTGAGTTCTGAATAATATCATAAACTCTTAAATATTCGGTTGGTACCTTTGTTTTTTCTTTTTCAATTGTTTTCACGATTATAACCTCCATTGCTTTTTCGATGGACGTTACACGTAATAAAAAATGTAAAAAGGAGCAATTTTTACTTTTGAAAAGAGAATTATTACTAACTATATTATACTAAATTTACACTTAAAATACAAACTTATGTTCCTGTTTTTACTCATTTTATTTTATGCTTAACAACCCTAATAAACATTGAATTAACAACTTTTATAAGTGTTTTTTCATATACTATCACACACTATTATAATAGAACATATGTTCTATTAAATTTATGTTTTAACCCCCTCACGAAAATTAAACGCTTAGCTTTTTTTAGTTTTTTATATAGGAGCCACACACTACATGTGACTCCTTATTAACCTACTTACTCACACTATAGTACGATTCTTTCAACCCACTTAACTTACGCTCTAACGCCTTATAATCCTCTTGTGCAGCGTTCTCATCTTGTACAAATGCAGTAACCAACTTCAATCCCTCAACTAATTCTGTTGCTGGTTCATTAATTCCAGTAGCTAACTGATATAATACTTCTATATTACCTATCACATCAGCATTACTAGACTGAATACCCTCAAGTTCTTCTACGCCAAAATCTTTTTCCATATACTCGAACATATCAGTATTATTACTTTCTGCGAATGTTTCCAATCCATACATGAAATAATCATTATCAAACATGAAACTAGCCATCATATCGCTTATAGTGTCATGTGTACCATCATGTAAATCATATCCAGTATAATGCCCTTCAATGCTCTCTATAAGTTTCTCAGTATGCTTTTCTGAGGCAATCTCAAAAGATTTTCTCACTTCACAATCTTTTATTAATACATGAGCATACATCTTCCCTTTACTCACAAGATACACAACATTAAACGGATCGTTATATATCTTAAATGCAAAAGGTAATTTATAACTACTTTTACATAAACCAGTAAAATATCTTAATAGTGTTGCTGCTCTAGTTTCAAATTCATTTGCTATAATTTCAACGTTCATTTTATTCCCTGCTTTCTTTTAATGTAGTTTAAATAGTTTTTAGTTCTTGCAGTTACTAATTCAAAACTGCCATTTGCTATTGTTCTATACGATACTCTTTTATTATTCTGTAAATCGTAAGTTTCACGCCATGCTACCCACTTAGTCCCAAAGTTTTCAAGATACAATGTTGATATACGACTAATTGAGCAGTAGTACATTTCTTCGGATATTCCAACTAATAAACCTAGTTTTTTTAATTCGTCATCTATATTAAATTCGTAATGAGTTTCTAGCACTGTTATATGAGGCCTCCCACTCTTCTAAAGTAAATTCATCACCATTTGCTTTAACATCACCAACAATTACTTTTAGAGGCTCTATATCCACGTTACATTGCAATGCGTAACTAATAGCTTTATATACATCATTATTACGTTCTACGCTTTCACCATTGATTACACGATTGTATGCCTTTTTACCTAGTCCACCTTTACCAGTATGTTGTAAATGATTGAAATTGTGGTTAGGCAACACGCTTTTTACTGAGAACTTTTCCATAGTCTGTTGTAGATAATTTCCACGTTTTGAAAATATACGATCTTCAAATTCACCATCATAAGCGATTACTGGTTTCTTATTACTTGTGTACAGTCCTTTAGCTGTTTTACTTCCAGCTAGTACAAAATAGTTATTATTATGTGCTTTGATATCTACTGATGGTAAATACCCTATTTTCTGAGCGTATTCAACGCCATCACGTTTTTTAAATATTACATGCTTTCCTCCACTTGCTGTTGTCTGCACTAGCGTATCTTGTGCATTAGAAACAAACTCATCATAGTAAGGATTGTCTTTCAAACTATCAAAGCCACTTTCACCATTTACGTGATTAATATCAATGTCGATACACCATAAACCACGAGTAAGGACACCTAATACATTTGTATTTGCATATGCTAAAAAGTTGTTATCTATAAAATCATCATCAATAGTTACATTCTTAAATGCTACTGTTGGTTTTTTATTATCGTTTAAAGGTACAACTTGCACATCTTTACTAAGTAAATACTTTGCTGCATTGTACATTTTCATGAGAATACCTCCAATAGAACACTAACCCTTATAACTTTGTTTTTGTTCTATACTTGCATTTATTTATATATATTCAAAATACGCTAAGTAAAATAAGAGTTATAAGAGTTAGTAGTTGATTTTTCAATGTTTCAAGAGTTTGTACAAGAGTTAGTAAGAGTTAGACTATCCTAAGTTTCAATCAAAGCTAAAGCCATATTAAATAATTCTTGATTTTTCACTTTATGAACTTTAGTGTTTTGTCCCTCTATCCATTCCTGTTGGTTAATAGAAACTCCTATTTTTTTCATATCTTCTTTAGCTTTTTTGTATCTTAGGCTTTTATAATCTTCTTCGATAGTTTTTTGTAGTACTTCATCACCTGAAAAAATAAAATCTTGTTTAGATAAAACTTTGAGCATAAGAATTTGAGTGTCGGTTAATTCATCTTCGTTGTAATAGTTTTTAAGTGTTACGTTATTAAACTTAAATTCTCTGCCTATTTGTTTGAGATACTCAAGACTTAATATTAAAAATGATACTGACGCATTGACTGAGTTTTTCCCATTAGGCTTAACAAAGTCCCAAAATGGTTTAAATACTTTATAACGTTCTTCATCAGTTTCGTTCTTCGGTCTATCCTTAAATGCAATCTTAACTGTACGTGTTCTATTTGCTGTAATTTCACCAGTATCAACACTTTCATTAGTATCTAAAATTAACACTGCATTATTTTTAAACTTAACGTTATTTCGTTGTATGCCACGCCCTGAAATATTCTCACCAGTAGCTATTTTGCGTAATATTCTCATCATACCTTTATTTATTTCGCCTGTTTCATTTGCATGAGCAATATCTGCACCATAAAAGTTAAGCCATTCATTTGCAGCCTCAAAGCCAGATGATAATAAACTATCAAAATTAACTTTGTTTACATTTAGAAGTTTCTCAAAAGTTTCCATAAATAAACCTTTACCAGATCGTCCAAAGTCTTTGATTAAGAACCATTTTTCAGCTTGAATAAGTTTCATTTTTCGATACATAGTATAAGCATGTACCAACATTAAATTATTCTTGCTGCGTTCATTGTCGCTTACTAAGTCAAAGAATTTTTGTGCTAAGTTAGTGTTTATATTCTTCTTATCTACACCATATTTAATGATATAGTAGTCATCACTAGAAATTTCTTTATCTACAAATTCTAATTCTTTACAGTTATATATCCAGTCATTACCTGCAATAGCGTAAGGATAGATATTATACTGATAATCATTAATGAAATATTCTTTGTAGACCTCTAGCATTACATCAAGAAAATCATTGATATGATACTTATTGTCTACTGGATACTCTAATGAAAAATTAGTATTATCTATAATTTCATATTGATTATTTTTTAGTTTGATAAAGCTATCCAATTCTTTTGAGTAAATTACTTTTTCAGTAATTAGATCAATAATAAACTTTGCATAGCTATTTGTTTTACTAGGCTTAAAATGTGCCTCTTTCTTTTCCTCACCATTCTCTACTGTTGTTTTAACAGAGATAGTTCCATAAACTGCACCTATTTCTCTAGGTTTTATGGTATAATCTAAAGTAAGATTACTTATATAATCACCTGCAAATTCGTCTTTTGCTTGGTGGTATATATTACCTTTGTTATTAAAAACTTGTTTATCTGTTTTTATTACTGCGAAATAAATTCTCTTACTAATTTCTTTTATACGAGATAAATTAGGTGTATCAACATTATCTAATTTAGAATGGAATTGATAATGTTTTTTATATAAAGAAACTTCGTCCATTTAATCAGCCTTTCATTTTTGTGTTTTAAGAATAAGCACAGAAATGGTATATTATTCCTGTGCTTTTGATTTGCAAATTGCACTTATTTAGCGTTATCTGATTTAGTCGCCAAACTATTCACATCAGATGACGCTCTTTTTATAACTGTGTCAATGTCATTTAATTCACTTTCATAGTCACGAATAACTGATAATAATGTTGATACAATAATGAAATTTGTTTTCATATTGTCATTAGTCTGTTTTTCTCCTAATACCTGATTACTTTCTCTATAATAATCTCTTAAATCTTCAAGCCCTTCTTGTTCGTCACATACATAATCAATAACTGCTTGGATCTTATTAGTAATATCAGCTATTTCAAAACTCTCTTTAATTTGTTTTAAATCTTTAAGCATTATTATTCCTCCCACTCAAAATTGTTTTCTATTTGCTGCATAACCCACTCACAAATGAATTGTAGTTGCTGTTCACGATTAAGTGTTTCTTTCCATTCTTGGTTGCCTTCTTCTACTATGTGAGTGTATTCTGTACGTTTATCTTTTACTGCATAATCAAGTGTTTTATAAATACTTTTTATTACTTCAATATCATTGTTCATTTACTACTCCTCCGTTTTCTTCAATATTTAATGCTGCAATCACACTACCTAACATGTAAATAGCGAAAGCTACATGCATTCCTAAGAGCCAACCACTAAGGATTGAGATTACTGAAATTAACATTAATTTGACTATGAATTTAGCCATGTTTTGCCACCTCCAATTAAAGCCAACCTTTATGACGCTTGCTAAGATACTCTTTAAAGCCATCAATAGAGATAACTGTCATAGTAGATGACAAACTGTAATATAGATCCTCTACACCTTTGTTATCTTTATCATATTCTTTTAGAATACGATTGACTGAACTGTATGAAATTCCAAATAGTTTAGCAATAGCATTAGGCTTTGCCATGATTGGCTTTACTATTACTTGTTTAGGTTCAGTCACTACATTTTCTTTAGTTGATAAATCTTGCAATTTTGTTCTTGGCATTTATTTAACCTCTCTAACTTCAAAATCAAAAATATCTTTAATCTCAACACCTAATGCATTAGCTACATCTTTTGCTTTTTGAGGACTTAAACCTTTCTTTCTAGTTACTACTGAACTCATATAAGTTCTAGAAATATTAACCTTATCCGAAAATTCTTTTATGGAATATCCGTTCAAGAATATTTCATTTTTCAATAAATTTTCTTTGGCTTTCACAAAATCACCTCTTAACCAAATTTAATTATTAAACTTAATTAAAGACGATATGAGTTAGCTATAAAGTCGTTTAATTAAGTTGTATTTATAATTTAACTTAAGTTAAGTCTAAAGTCAATAATTATTTAACTTACGAACTTAAAAATGCTATAATCTATGTATAAATTAAAAAGAAAGGTGATTTTCACTTAATGTATGATTTAGGAACCTTTTTGAAGAATGAACGCTTAAACAAAAAGAAATCTGTAAAAGAAACAGCAGAAGAACTTAAAGTTAGTAGCTCTTATATATCAATGGTCGAAAACAACAAAACCTTTCCAAATAGCGATTACTTATACAACCTATCTTCTTATCTTTATGGTGGAGAAAGAATGTATGAAATTTTAGTAGCAGAAAAATACATAATGTATTGTTTAGTAGGGGGAATAAAAGTACAACCTTATCCATTCGTTAATTTTTTATTAACAGAACGAGGTATGTTTGAAAATAATTCAACGGTGGCAAAACCATACTATTCATTGAACTGGCTATTGAATCAGCATAATTCACCTATTACTTTTGGATTTAAAAATGATAACCATTTTTCATTTGATCTCGAAGAAATAGAGCCGATATCTGATTTTGATTTTTTTAATGGAGAACCTAAAGCTTTCATACAGTTAGATTCAAAAGATAAAAAATTTATATATGAACTTATAGAAATCTACCTTAAAACTAAATATTCAAGTCTTATTGAAAATAGATTAAATCCAATTGAAAATGATGTTGATCTAATAATTGAAAAACTATTTGAAGATACTGATAATTCAAATATAGCTACACCCATTTTTTCAATAGATGATCTAACTAAAAGCAATAAACCTGTATCTTATATACATCT